CTCCCCTCCGCAGCTGGACTGCGGCCCGCGACTCTACACCTTCCGCTCGGGGCGTCGAACATTCGTCCCCAGTCAACACCGGTCAAACCGGGCACCTAAAGCATTCCCGGAGGATGCAAGGTGGTTCTACGTAAGTAGATCGACTGGATCAGTAGCGCGCCCGCGCTACCCCGGGTGTCACCCAGGACGCTCCTACGTTCGCTAGACTACTAGCAGGACATACGGCGTGGCTTCGAAGAGCTCACCAGAAACGGTGTGTTCCACCGAACTCATCCTTGGAAGGCCAGCGGAATTATGGCATCGCGCCATAGTTCCAACTCATCCAAGCCTCTCGATTCTTCCTCGCTTACAAAGTCAACAGGAACAATGCAGCGGAGTGCCTCTTGGTTTCGGCTCAGCTTAGCCGAGCGGAGTTGCGTGACGAACGTCAACCTCCGCCATATCGGTGTAACCCGATACGAATAAGTCCGACGTACTTGACCACGGGACGGGTCAAATACATCTCTCTTTCTTCCCTCACGTCCTGTTTCCCAGAGGATCGATCTCACGACCTCACTCTCCACAGGCGTCTGTCGTCGCCCTCTAACGACAGCCAGTCGCTCCGACCGGACTGCAGGCAGTTCCGGCAAAGGGGTAGGATTCCTCCTATCACGGAGCGTGCGTTCTCTCTTGAACGCAGCATGGGATCCTCTTGCGAGGTCCAGCTGGGAGGGAAGAAATCCCCATCCTTGACCTAACCGAGCGCGTACAAAAGCGTCGGTCCAAGGGATACTACCGCGCACCGCCTCAGCGATGTGCAGTACCCCAGAAAACTTGGAGGTCAAGGCACCTCCTCTCCTAAGATGACGGACTTCCCGCCATCTTCCCCCCCGTCTGAGAAAGGCCGTGGAATTAACCTCGACCACATTCTCCGCGCGAATCGTCTTAAGATCGTTGAGAAGGTATCCATCAGGATAGTCCCGTTTAACGATCGGCCTGGCCGCTGAGATGACACAATCGTCACCATTAACCAGGAAACGCGCGTTCACATCGTCACGGGCCGCCCAACGGGCGGCACAGTACGAGTGGACACAAAGGAGGGGAAAGGAGAGGTAGGTCCCCATCATCTGTCCGTGCAACACCATCTCTGACGCCCCGCCCGATGACTCAAAAATCATCGAAAGAGAAGCATAAGCAAGAGCTCTTATGCTACGGGGAACTTTAACCGAAGTAAAGAACAAAGCGTCTAAGATGGTCCTTGTCACCGCAAGGTGCAAGTTGTCAGTTGCAGCTACTAGATCAACGGAAGTCTGGTAGCGCCCTTGGCAGACAGATTCCATCCGTTTCTCGGTCGGAGGACCGCAAAGAAGCCAAGGCTGTCTCCGCAGAGCGGAATACAAGCACTTGTGCAGAGGACCTAAAAGGTCTATCTTCTCATCAGGAATGAGAAGCGGGCGAGTCTTACCCGCGCTCTGCACATCTTTGTACCGTGCTTTAATCTCGTAAGACACCTCTGTCTCGGTTAAACACGCGGTAAGAAACTCCGCCCTGCGCCCAGACCAGAGTAAATCTGCTCGGGACCGAAGGCCCTCACGGGCCGAAGCATTGGGTAGATGATCGCCGACAAAGCGACCATAGTCTCTATCCCAACACGCAGGGAGGATCCGAGTGACTTCTGCTCTAACGAAGTCAAGATACTCGGAGGAAGGGGGGGGGGGTGTTGAGAGCACGTTCGCTTCCCACGACGGACGTGCTGACGGCGTATGACGTAGGCAACCTTGGGGAAGGTTCCTTTTTATTGAACTGAGAGAATGGGCCAGTTCCCATCTCTCATGACGTCGTAATCTCTGCAGGCTACAGAGACCGTCTTCCCCGAACTTGACCTGGCGTCGAGGAAATACTACAGAAGGCCGCGCCTTCCCCTGTAGTAGAAGAAAAGAGAGGAAACGTCCTAGTTCACCTGGTTTGACATCCGGTAACTCCGACCACGGCAAGCCGTATCGGACCCGAATAAGAGTCATCGCAGAGTGGACCGTTTCCTTGGTGTGTCTCTCGGCCAAAGCGCAAGAACCATACCGTTTAACTCCTGAACCGCTGGCGGAATTATCAGGAGTCGGCGCGCTAACGAGCGCCACATCGGCTACGCGCTGGTATGCTGTGAGGCACATCAGTAGCACGAGCAAGCTTGGAAAAAATCCGGAAAGCTTGCGTTGTCTTAGCG